TGGGTCACTTGACCCCGACACTCGTGGCGCTATTAACTTCTCTTTCTTCGCTTGTCCGTTAGTCACTATCTATTCTCCCGAATTCTCTGCGACCTTGTGGTCGAGAGTAAATACTTAACTTCCGCTAAAGCATCTTTCACTTGCTGCGCTGATTGCGCCGCTGAGGTTGCCATGTCTCCGACTGACCGCATCATAAATTGCCCCATAGATTTGTAATCTATCGTCTCGGCCGGATCGGCCGGGTCTACTCCCTGGGCTTTTAGCCACTCCAATCCTTTCTTGGCTAACGCTCCAAGCGAACTGATTCCTCCTAAAGCTTCCGTCTGCGCGCCTAACAATCCAGTGCGCGCTTCTATCTGTCCTCCCATGAGCTTTAGATTCTTCACTTCTTCCTTCGCTCTCAAAACCGCTAGCCCGGAATGTATTCCCGGGGTGAGAGCGTCTTTCACTTCCGCCTTTGCTCCTGCAGGCGTACTCGCTGGTTTGCCCAGCGCTAAAATTCTATTCAATCCTGCGGCTTCCATATCCTTCGCCGCTCTCTGGTAAGCGGTTCCGCTCATGCGTTCTTGAAACGCCATTTGCTCGCGCGCCAGCTGAATGTTCCTCTTATTCGCTCGCGCCTGACCATAGGCACTTGCTATGCCTCCTATGCCTCCTAATATCGCTCCTAACATACCGCTTCCTCCTGAACTCGCTTCCGCCGATGTGGGTACACTCGCCGGACCTCCATATTCACCCATGTTGATTCCCTTGTCTCTTCAATCGACCTGGCTCTTCTCGCCAGGCCGATTCCAGCTCCCGGCAGGGGCTTCCTGCAAGGTCGGCCTAAGCGGGCGTCGCGCAGCGTAAGCCCGCGTGGCCGTGCCCTTGACTTAAAAAACCTTCCTCAACTACTTACACCAATCAACCTTGCCCCCAATTGTAACTGGGGGCTACAGGGGTTAAAAATGATCGATGTATCCCGGCACTCCATATACCGGCATCGGTCTCGCGCACTTGTAATCAAAGTAAGCATCAAATAAAAACTGTGGCTCCGTGTCCACGGCCACGACTCTGTCTATGGGTGGGTCATCCTCTATAAAATCACTATCCAAAACAGGCAACGCCTGAAAATCCTGCGCTAAATGCCACGGGTCTAAACTCGTCCGCTCTCGCTTCTGAACTCGCCACAAATCTTGCTGTTCTTGTATCGGTACTCCGCATACCGCTCTTGATATCCAAAAACATCTTGATCGGCTGCAGTATCCTGCCAATAAATTTCGCCGTTCAAAACTTCCTGCTCTCCCAAATGTGCGAGGCCGGGCCAGTAAAAATCGTACCTGGTCTGCCTGCTCCACATTCTCGCCAATCCCTGCTGATACGTCAGGTCTGCTCTGACGCTCACTAACCCGAGCACGTAACCATGCTCGGTAAAACTTTTCGTAAATCCATGCCCGCTCAAACTTGCTGTGCCATAGGCTGCCAGGGTTCCTTGCGCTGTCGTGTCCGTCTGCGATGTCTGCGGCACGCTATTAATCTGCACCGGGCTCTCGCCCCCGCCCAAAAACTCGACTCTTTGTAATCTGGCATCCGGGCTCGAGACCCCAAACATGCTTCGGATGATCTCTGTGTAACGCGAGCCTCCTCTCGCTTCCTTCTCTTGAAACCTCTGGATTGCAAACGCTTCTCTCAAGTCGTTAATACTTGCTGCTGTCGCGTTCGTTAAATCCGCATAAATCTCCGGCGTGTCTCCCGCGCTCTCTCCCTTAATCGCAACCATGCTTGCGATGTTCGCGCTCTGTACTCCTTCCGCATACGGCGTATGTGCCGTTGCGTCTGTTTCCCAGACGTCTTGGTTGATCGTCGGTATCGCTGATCCATCTATAAAACCAATTCCCTGAACCGGCGCTGTGCTTCCTAACGGCAAGTCAATCGCATCCCCAAGCTGCGGCCAGGGCAAGCAGCTCGTAAAATAATCAAAACGCTTGTTTCTTCTCTGCAGGCTATAACTCTGGGCCGTGTCTGGCCCGTCATCCGTTAATTCCGGCAATGAGTCCTGCAGCTGCTCGTGCCTAAACCACTGGTTCCACGTTTTGTAATACATCCTCATCGGCAAAACATTGTGGTCTATCCCGCTTGCCTGGTTAACCGGCAGCCCAAAATAATCGTAAAGGCTTCCTATATTCGTTCCTCCCGTTGCCCTAATCGGAATCGTGTAATCGATCGAGCTATCCGGGTCCGGATCGCGCTCGCCCATAAATTTCTGAAAATTCGTCCACAAAAGTCTCGTCGGACAAAAGAAAAAATGGGTCGTCATAAAAAGGTTGTCCATAACCGGATGTATCGGGGTACTTAACCGTGCAAAACCTGTCATTCGGCAAGAAATACTATCTCCCGGTAAAATCTCGTCTATCAATATTGGCACCAAAAAGCCGCCATCAAACGTGGTCTTCAATCCATGACTTCTGTTAAACGAACTACGAGGAATCTCTACCTTCGGAACCTCACTAAACTGTTTCTTCATTACACTTTTCAACGGACTATCTCCATCGGCAATTCTTCATTCCCATGTATCTCTGGCTCTTTAAACTCGTGAGCCAATCCCAAGTTCTGATTAACCTCCAAAGCTTCAATCCTGCCGCTCGCATCATCAAAATCGGCAACCTTAAACAAAGCAAAATCATGTGGATGCTTGCCAAACATATGATCGCTATCGTTAGCAAGATCACTAAACATCCTAATTGCAACCATGCGGTTGACCGCAAAAAACGGCTGCAAATATGCTTCCGTTTTGCTGTCGTAAACACTAAACACTTCCATCTTCATAATGTTCTCCATAGCAATGCCAACATGTTGGCTTGTTAAAAAATAAAATCAGGTCGCACATTCGAGTCTTTGCTCGACATACCCAACATAGCGACCAGTACCTGTAACCACTAAATCTTAAATCAGTCATCTTCGTATGCCCTGGGCAACATCGCTAATTTCGCTTCGCAGCATTTCTCCCGCACTTCAAGCCTCGCGGGAGTGTTATTGTCTTCAAATAATCTGGCTCGAGTAACTCGATCTTCTTTAATTGCTTCGAACGCTTCTTCTTCGTCCTGGGCATACATACTGTCGTAATATCTCGGGACCCTAAACCTCTTACCTTTATGAGTGATGAAATCGCTTGGGTAACAATCTCGCTTATATGTTTCATACCAACTACCTCCAATTCCTTGGCCCGGTTTTCTACCGAGGCTCATCGTTATATATTCCGGCTCGAGGCTTATAGTCTCTCCGCTTCCGTCCACTACTCGTTCGTAGTGCTCTTCCGCGTTCTTGCCGGTGATCTTCTTCATTACATACCGCGCGCAATACGCTGCGGTCTCGAACGTCACATCCCCTATCGTTGAAAAACCGTACTCCCATAATCTTTCCAATTGCGCACTTCTATGAATCACAAATCCGTTCGTGCGCTGCCAAAAAAATTTATCTGGAAAGTCATACCCAAAAATCAACGCATGATAATGCGGCCGGCTTAACTTCTTGCCGTACTCGCCACACATAAAAAAGCGGATCCGCAGGGGGCTTAATTCCCTGCGAAGCCGCTTCATAAAATCTACAAAATGATGCCGTACTAGCGTTCCGCCATACGGCTCTTCTTCATACGTCAACGTAATAAAACTGTTGTTCTCGTGCATGCTTGCTTCATGCACGCATCTAATCGCCCACACTTTACTGCGTTCGATTCTACATCCCACGCATTGCCCGCAAGGTAACTGCAATGCTTCCCATCCCTCTGCTAAAACTTTCGGCCTGCGTCCCCAGGCATAAATCAGGGGGGCATCTGCCCCCCCGATTTGTCTTGCTGCGTCCAAGGGTCTGAAGCAGGCCACGCTACAATCTATAACCGCCCCGCATCGGTCGCGGGCTATTCTTCCGGTGCGTCTTTGACGCTCCCTTCCGGAACATCTTCCGGCTCTTCCGCTTTGCTAATTTCCGTCGTCGCATCGAAATCTACCTCCGTAAAATTGCAAACACATCCTTGACTGAAAGTCAAGTAAAATCCCACGAATGCTGAAAAAAACGCATTCCGCACAGTTAACCTACTTGATGTTAACTGTGCTAGGTGACACCACCACTATCTTCCACTATTGCGGCAGGTTCAACCAAGGGTTCCTCAGTTCCCGCAGAAACCTCCAAAGTGGCTACTGGCACTCTCCCTGGGACCAACCCCAATTCTGCCGCCTCCTCTCGATTCGTTTCGTCTACGACGAAATCCAAGTACTGCGCCGGATCGTTCTCGAATCGATTCCTGATATTGCTCGGTAATTCCTCAAAAACTGATTTCGCTTCCGCCACCATAAATTGTGCGCGTTCGAAGTCTGCTCCGCTCACATCTC